CATAGTTTTTAGCAAAGTCAGTTAGATACTTTACTATTTGACTTCTGCTTAATTCCTTCTGCATACCACCAGGTTCCGCAGTATCGGTATTTGCTTTTGTCCATATATACTTTTCATGTTCCTGCTCTTGAATCAAAATTGTAGGTTCTTCTGCTCCAACATCCAACCATCCATAGTAAGGTGACTCAACAAATGTCTCATCTGGGCAGTTCTCCGATAACCAAGCAATATAGTAGCTCCATACTTTGGTATTGTACACAGCTAAACCTGTTGGAAGGTGTGGAATCTTGGAGAATGTAGCCCAGGTATTATGAGCTGCTGTGCTGATCTCAACGGTCTGTACCGGTTGCCCCTTTGTAACTACCTGGGCTAACCATACTGTATCATGAGTGGCAGCTTTGAACAACTTACCCTTGATATGGACTACAAAGTTGGAGTATACCATTGGGCCATCAGAGCTATTGAAGTAGGTTTCTGTGGCTCTTTCGATAAATGCCCCATTCTCTCCGGTCTGCTTGGTAGGGTCATAATTTTCCGGTACAAATTGAATCTTTAACTTCTTACAGTAGGCCAGTTTTAGCTTTACCCAGAAGTCTATTACCTTTTCAACGGGGTCTGCTATCTCAGCATAACCACTTCGTAGACCTGCAAGCTTCTTGATATCCTCTTTTTCATATGTGGATAGGACATCTGCTTCTCTGTATTCATCATCCCCAAGTGCATTGGATAGCTCTTTGAACAGGGCTAGACAGGCATCTTTATTGATACCCAACTTACGAACTGTTCCTGCCAATAATAGCATTATTTGGTGCCGGGAACCCTCATTCCAGAACTCTGATGCCCGAATAATATACTCCAAAGCAAATAGAACAATCTTGGGAACGGTATCTGGATTTACTTCTTTGAATTGAGCTTTAAGCTCTTTTAACGATATAACATTATCGGTATAATGGGCTGTGACTTGAAATGGAACTGGATACTCTGGTTTAAGGTTCAGAGACCCCGGAAGTCTCATTAAACGTCCTGGTGAGACTACTCCCATATCTCCACCAAAGTAGAGACATATCTTAGATAGCAGCTCTAATAAGTCCTTATCAAAGTTCTCTTTACTACCAGCTATCTGGTATGGAACCTTGAGCTTATAGTAACCCTGAAGAGCATTCTCACTGGATTCAACCCATGCAGATACATTTAGTGTATTCTTATTGTCAGTTAAAAATGCCTTGACCGGGACACCAAAATACTTACAAGCATCTAGGTCAAACCATATTGCAGGAATTTCTATAGTATTAGTAGTAACGTGTGTTTTGTGCTTCTCTTTACCAGTAGCAGTACAAAACCAAATGTTATAGAGGGTTGAATACTGTCTCCACCATTCAGAGTTTACCCTTTCAGGAGCTGAATAGGGGTCATTTAACCCAGGGGATTTAGCCTTCTTTTCTTCAGAATCCTCATCTTTAAGCTTTGCCTCTCCGGGCTTTAACTTAAAGGTTTGGATTAGACCATTGGGTTCATCACCAAACATGTATCGAAGAAATTCTATAGCTTTTTCTACATCGGTGGTTATCGTTGATCTTTTCGCCATTATTAATAAACCTCGGTATTTATCATTATAGCCTACAAGTTTCAGTAATGGAAGCTTAAATTGAAAACCTGGTAATTATACGGGTAGGTCTCACTGGCACTCCTAGTGTATAATATCATTATGAGTTATTTACCCTGGTGGAAAAAACAGAAAGCTGCTTATAACCAAGCCATAGAACTGAGTGATGAAGGTGTTCCACTCCTTATGGAGATGGGAACGGGTAAGACCCGAGTTGCCATTAAGTGGTTAGAATACTTAATCCGGGAACGTGGTGTCTTACTGATATACGTTGCAGCTCCCCTTGCAGTTCTACATGTTTGGATTGAGAACTGGCATGAATGGGCCACAGCTCCGGTTGCATTCATTGATTTACATGATACAGGTTCTGCTGGAATAAAGGAAGCTGTTAGACTTTCTAATCAAGGTTGGCCTGTCATCTGTCTAGTGAACTATGAATCCTCCTGGTTCATTGGTAAGAAACGAGAAAAGACTGTCATTGATGGTCAAGCTCATACCATTGTTAGAATTATCGATACCTGCATGAAAGACACCCGATGGGATGTTGGCATTCTCGATGAAAGCACCTGCATAAAAACTCCGGGAGCAAAAGTTACCAGTTTTTTCTGTAGGACAATGAAAAAAAGAACAAAGTTCCGGGCTATACTGACCGGGACAGCTTACATCAAAAGACCCATTGATGTCTATGCACAGATTAAGTTCTGTTGTAAGAGAGAAGTTTTTGAAGGTGACTTCGCAGCTTTTAAGCTGAAGTATACTATACCACACCCTACAATAAGACAGGCTATTTTGGGCTATCAAAATATGGATGATTTTGTAAAACGTCTTTCAAGCTGTGCTATTCTACTAAAAAAAGCTGATGTTGTCGATTTACCACCATTTGTGCATAAGACCTGGAAGCTACCCTTATGTCCTAAAAGCCAAAAAGTGTATAACGATATCACTGAAGAGAACTATGCATATCTGGAAGAACTGGAGAATGAGGGAGTAGAGATCACAGCCAGTCATGTATTTAGTGTGCTCAGAAAGCAAATGCAGATCACTGGTGGATTCGTATATCCTGACCCTGACCCAGATACCCCAAAGATAAAACCAGCACCAATAAGACTTGGCACAGAAAAGATTTCTATGCTGCTTGACATCATGGAAAATAGGGACTATCCTACTTTAGTCGTTGTTCAAATGAACGAGGAAGAAAGAATTGTAGCGGAGGCAATTAAAAAACGTTTTGGATTCACCCCCAAGATTCTCAATGGGTCTGTGCATGGAGCAGCAGCTCGGCATGAACTCATAGCTTCAGCTAAAGATGACCTTGTTTTCATTGTCAAAGAGTCAGTCGGTAGTAAAGGTGTAGATATGCGCTTTGCCGACATGACGATATTCTACTCCCATAGTTTCGATACAGAAGACTACGAACAAATGATGTCCCGGAACCATAGGGGTGGTCAAACTTACAACATTACGTATGTTCACTTGCTTATTCAAAATACTGTAGACATGAGAGTTATGGCTTCTTTGAAGTCTGACTTTAAGTTAGCCCAACAGATTGAAACAGACTGGAGGGCATTTATCAGATGATAAGCAAAGAGCATAAGAAACTTTTAGAATCTACTCATCCGATTGCTGCTAATGTAGTCATTGTTGATAAAGATGATGAGGATGAGAAGTATGAGTGCAAAGCCGAATACTATGGAACCGGGCACCTGATAGTAACCTATAAGGGAAAGCAACTTGGAATTGACCCGGATAACTTTCATTCTAAAGACCCTAAAAGACTTTATATAGTTAGATCAGGGGAATGGAGTAGATTCAGGGTGAGGTCGATAATTCTGGATTCAAAGACCATTAGAAAAAACTGGTAATTGTACCAGTTGAAACTACCTTTACCAAGAGGTATACTGAGTATGTTGAACAATCAACACGTCGAAAAAATAACGGAGGCAATCAATTGAGTGAAGCAACAGAACCGAGAGTACGTATCCCATCCGCAAAGAAAATGGAGCAAGTGTTTACCATCATCTCTGAGGATGAGGACTTTCGCTTTGGTAAAATCAAAGTAGAACGGGAAAAACAACGATATACCCTTCCTGCTCCCACATCTGATGACCCAGAAAACACTGAGTCTGTAAAAGTTTTCTACGGGGTCGTGGTCTATTTCCGCAAGGCATTTTTCAAGAATGCTGAAAAGGATGAGACCGTGGAAAAAAGAGAGCTTGCTATTCTCCGGGATGGTAAGTTCATGCCAGAACTGCTCTACATATCGAAAGCAGGACTCTGGAATTGGAAAGGTTTCCTTGCAGCAGTTGAAAAACAGAAGCTGGATTCCTACAGTCATGTAATGGTTCGTTTTACCGCAGAGCCTGGTCAGTCTTCTGATGGACAGTACAAGTTCTCAAAGGTAAAAATGGAGATAATCTCTGAGCTTGAAGCTGATGAGATCGAGTACCTCCAGGAACTTCAACAGGTAGTTCGTGCTAGAGTTCGGAAATACTCCAGTTCTGAAGACCTTGATTCTGCTGAAAACAAGTATCTTGATGAAGAAGACAAGAAGCCAGCAGGTAATGCTGCCCCTGCAGAGGATGACGATGATGCTATTGCTGCTAAAGCTGCAAAGCGCACCAGAGCCATTGCTGAAGAGGATGACGATGAGCCAGTAGCTAAGGCTAAAACCAAGGCTAAACCAGCTCCTGTCGATGATGACGATGATGAGACCCCGGCACCCAAGACCAGAGCCAAGGCTAAACCAGCTCCTGTCGATGATGATGAGGATGATGAAGACCTCAAACCAAAAACCAGGGCCAAAGCCAAACCAGAGCCTGAGCCAGTGGCTAAAACTAAGGGTAAATACCCCAATATCGATGATGATGACGATGATGAAGACTAGGCCCTAAAGCCTATCTGCTGAATCTATTGGGCCACAACATGTAAAAGTGCTGTGGCCCTCATCGTAAGGGAGTTTACCTATGAGAAATCCTGAATGTAACCTATGTCAGTTTGGTATAGGTAACCCTATTAAAGCACCAAAAACAGTCTGCCTAATGGAAAATCTGGATGAAGTTGACCATCATGATGTAATGATTGTGGCTGAACAACCCAGTATCCAAGATGATCTATGGGGAGCACCATTTTCTGGTAAGCTTCTTGCATCAATCAAAGCAAAACTTGAAAGTATGGGTCTTGATGTTTATTGCACCTATGCAATCAAGTGTGTTCGACCATCTAAAGATGTTAAACCAAAAGCCACTGATGCAAAACTCTGTGGATTTGGTAAAGCCCTTGCTAAGGGTGAACCTCTATCTGGTGGGTACCTCCAAGAAGAAATCAAAGCAGTAAACCCCAATCATATTATATGTCTCGGGGCAAATACCTATGTTGCTGTCACAGGTAAATCGGGAGCATTTGCAGAGCTAAAGTCTAATCGAGTATTCGATCAGGGTAAAGGTGCCTACATATATGCTACCGATCATCACCTTGCAGCACAATTCAATGTACAAGTCCGGGAACAACTATATGCTGATCTTATCCGATTCAAAGAGTGGATGGACAATGACATTGATGTCGATACTGATGTAAATGCAGAAGCTATCAAGTTTGACCCTACTGTCCGGGTAGCATCTACTCTAAAGAGTCTCCGAATGATGCAGAAAAAGATCAGAGCTGCTGGGGGCATAGTAGCTGTTGACGTTGAAACCCAGGGTCTGAACCCATATGCTCCTGATAAAAACATTCGATGTATTCAGTTCTGTTGGGATGTTGACTTTGGTGGTGTATTTGTACCCTTAGATGTTGAGGAAGACTGCTATTATTCAAGACAACATCTGCAGCATGACTTCTGGAGTGAGGGTGAAACCCTTGAAGAAGCTATTAAGATTATCAGGGAAATCCTACTGGAATCCTGGTGTATCTGGCATAATGGAAAGTTTGACCGGGTATGGTTATGGCAGTGGGGTAAACGTAGATTTGGAAAAGCGATCAAGGCCCCCAATATTCTTATGGATACTATGCATGTTGCTCATGCTCTGGATGAAAATAGAGAATTAAAGCTGAAACGTCTTATCACTACAGAGCTTGGATTCCCGACATATGATATCAATGACAAGTTGACAAAAGACCTGGATATTCTGATTCCATATGCTACCAGGGACACTGTAGCTACCCTGTTGCTCTATCTTAAATACCTGAAGTCTTTGATGAAAGCTCCGGGACTAAAAAGGCTTTATACTCACATTACTAGACCTGCGGATTCTCTATTCACAAAAATGGAATTGAGAGGATGGCCTGTTGATGGTGACCGGGCCAGAGCTTGTAAAGCGGATATTGAAGCTCTTATTGAAGAGACTGAAAATAAAATGTATGCTTACCTGGAGAAATATAAAACAGATTGTCTAGGTACTTCTATGGAGGAAGCTGGTCTACTTATCGATGGTGAGTATGATATCCGTTTGTTTGCTTCTCCAACAAAGTTAGGTAAACTTCTATTCGATGTAATGGGCTTGACCCAAAGCAACGATAAAAAGATTGCCTTTACCCCCAGTGGTCAACCAGCAACCAATGAGGATGCCTTGATTCACCTTAAAGGTCATAAGTTTGTTGATCTACTTTTGGAATGGAGAGGCCTTGCAAAAGCTTTATCAACTTATGTGGAACCGATGATTGTAGCTGCTGATACCAGAGGTAGAATCACTACCAGTTATAAGTTGACCGGGACAGTTACTGGGAGAACAGCATCCGGTAAAGAGGGTAAACAGAACCAGCGTCAAGGGACTTCTTCTGCAGTTGGAATGAATCTACAGAATCTACTCTATACCTTTGGTATTCGTAAGTGTATAAAGGCCAGAGAGGGTTGGAGTATTCTGGAATGTGATCTTAGCCAGATTGAACTTCGTATAGCTGGTTGGTTATCTCAAGACCCTCTATTCATTAAAGCTTATAGCCTTGGATGGGATATTCACTCAATGAGAGCTATGAGAGTTACTGGTTTATCCCAGGAAGAGTGGGATGCTCTTGATGATGATACCCGTAAGAAGCTCAGGCAAAAAGCTAAAGCTGTAAACTTTGGATTTTTGTACGGTATGAGTGCTATGACATTCAAGCAGTATGCACTTGTCGATTATGGTGTTGAGTTCACCATGCGTGAGTGTGTTGATATTCGTAATCAGTTCTTCAATGACCATGTAGGTTTACCAGGTTGGTATAAAAAGCAAGAAGAGGAGTGTAAGGAAAAAAGGTATGTGGAGTCCCCATCTGGTAGACGTAGACACTTACCCAATATAACTCTCAATCCCGATAACAGCAGAGAGCATAAGGGCAAATACAATGAAGCTATAAGAATGGCTATCAATACCCCGGTTCAGGGCTTTGGTTCTGACTGGAAACTAATGTCTATGCTTGAGACTGACCTGATGGTTACTGAACAGTATCGGGGTAAAGCTTATTTGTTTGGAGAAGTTCATGACTCTATTCTTCTGGAAGTCCAAAATGATGTTCTGGAGGAAGTAGCTAAAAAGGTTCTCCGAATAATGTCTCATCCCAGTATCTTAGATGATATGGGTATTGATGTTACAATTCCTGTCCTGGCAGAAGCAAAAGCCGGGCCTTCCCTGGGAGAGTGCAAAGACTATAAAGTAGACTGGAAAAGCACTCCTTTAGATTGGAGAGAGGATGCAGCATAAATGGGTGAGGGATATATTCAAAAAACTATCATTACCTACCTGAAAGGTCTTCCTAAATGTGTGATGATTAACATTGTTGGACATCCCAATCAGGAAAAAGGTATAGCTGACATTCTGGTCTGTTACCGGGGCATGTATATTGCCCTGGAAGTAAAACAGCATTATGGTGAACTAAGACCACTACAACGACTCTTCTTACGCCGGGTACGCCGGGCAGAAGGAATTGGAGAAATAGTATATGACATCGAAATCGTTAAGCGAATCATCGGGTGTATTGACGCAGGAGGAACTTGGAAACCTGTCTCAGACCTCGGCCTCAAAGCTGCCTAGCAACCAGTTTTCAATGACAGTAGATGGTAAGGAATTTCACCTTGGATACTCTCGTATATCCAAGTTTCTGGATTGTCCTTATCAGTATAAACGAAGTTATGAGGATGGTATTCGTAAACCCAGTGGCACCCCCATGCGGAGAGGAACTGCCTACCATAACACACTGGAAGGTCTTCTGAACTATAAGATCAATACAGATGGTGAGCTTTACCCACTGGCAAAAGCTGAAAAGTTTGCATTGAAAAATGCTAAAAAGGAAGACTTAACTGAAGCTGAAGCAGTAAAAGTAGTTGAAGCAACCAGGTTTTACTACAAAGAGCTTTATCCTTTTCATAACCCGGTCTCAGTCGAAGAACCCTTTGACTTTATAAAAGGTGGTATTCGATTTACAGGTAGAATTGACCTTTTAGACCAGTCTTCTCCGGGACTTGTGGAAGTTATTGACCATAAGTTCTCATATGATACATGGGCTGATGCCAGAGCACAATATGGTATACAGCCCATGGTTTATCAATGGGCATGGGAAGAAGAACTAAAACATAAATATCCCGAGCTAAAGTATGGTGGATTCGCGTATAATATTATAAGGTTGTTCCCTACACCTGTTATTCAGACCATACGAATAAAGACTGTCCCTAAAGATAAGTCAGAGTGGTGGGCCAGACAGATACAACAGATAGCTGAATGTATGGTGCATGGGTTCTACTACGCAAATGCCGGGGCCAATACCTGTAAGTGGTGTGACCATAAAGCTGACTGTAAGCCCTGTGTCTACTCAATAAAAGTGACTAAGACCGGGGATATCGATTCATCAGAAACCGAGGATTAGTTCAATGCTTGACCAGCTTATATTTGGTTTACTCATAGGTACTAGTCCAATAGGTTATCTACTCTATAAACTAATAAAGAGGATTAAAATTGGATAAGTTTAGATTGACAACAGAGTTTCTATCACAGTATAAAGACCGTAAACCCCCATTTGGGTTCAATGGTCTAGGAGCACTGGTTTACGAGAGAACCTACTCCAGAGTCAAGGATGATGGTGTCAATGAGCAATGGTGGGAAACTATTGCCAGGGTTGTAGAAGGATGCTACAACATGCAAAAGAGACACATAGAGCACAATGGGCTTGGTTGGAATCCTCAGAAAGCCCAGAAGTCTGCTCAGGAAATGTATGATCGTATGTGGTCTATGAAATTCCTCCCTCCGGGAAGAGGACTCTGGGCTATGGGGTCTACTATAACTGAAGAACGAGAGTGCTTTGCTGCTCTCAATAACTGTGGATTTGTATCTACCAGGGACATTGCTCAGGACTTTGCAAAACCATTCACATTCCTGATGGATGCTTCCATGCTGGGATGTGGGGTTGGTTTCGATACATTGGGTGCTGGTATAATCAGTCTCCGGGAACCCAAAGCAGTAACAGAGCAGTTTATCATACCTGACTCCAGAGAGGGATGGGTTGAATCAGTAGGAAAGCTCCTAAAGTCATATGCCAAAGGTGGGCCTACCATGACATTTGACTACTCACTCATTCGGGCAAGAGGTCTACCCATTAAGGGATTTGGGGGCACAGCGTCTGGCCCTGAACCTCTGGAAGCTCTACATGAAAGTCTTAGGGTAATCCTGAATAAAGCAATTTATGAGTCAGTAACTAAACGCACAATAACCGATATTATGAATATGATCGGGTGTTGTGTGGTTGCTGGAAATGTCCGTAGAACTGCGGAACTGGCAATGGATACAGGTATTGACCTGGATTTCCTGGAGCTAAAGAACTATGAGATCAACCCAGATCGTATGGCCTATGGGTGGTCATCCAATAACTCTATCAATATCAAGATCGGTTCAGACTATTCTATTCCAGCAGGATTCACTCAAAGTAATGGAGAACCTGGATATATCTGGATGGAGAATGCCAAGACCTTTTCCAGGATGAATAATGGCCCGGACTACAAGGATGCAAAAGCTGATGGGCCAAATCCTTGTGGTGAACAGACCCTGGAATCCTATGAACTTTGTTGCCTTGTAGAGACATTCCCTCATCGTTGTGAAAGTCTGGCAGACTACCAGAGGACTCTTAAATTTGCATACCTCTATGCAAAGACTGTTACTCTTGGTAAAACGCATTGGGCAGAGACAAACAGAATCCTCCTGCGTAATAGACGTATTGGATGCAGTATGTCTGGTATAGCTCAGTTTGTTGCTGTTCAGGGTATTAACATCCTCAAAGAATGGTGTGAAGCTGGATACAAGACTCTGCAGTACTACGATAAAGTATATGCTGATTGGCTTTGTATACCAAACTCAATTAAGCTTACATCGGTAAAGCCCTCGGGAACAGTTTCTTTGCTGGCAGGAGCTACACCAGGTATCCACTACCCAGAGAGTAGATGGTATCTAAGACGGATTAGATTGTCTAGTGACTCTCCTTTGATTATACCATTAGTAGATGCAGGATACCTTGTGGAAACTTGTGTAGGCCAAGAGTCTTCTACTGTGGTTGTTGCCATTCCTGTAAAGATTCATGAACCTATGAGAACCTTGAGAGAGGTTACCATGTGGGAGCAACTTGAAATGGCAGCATTTATGCAGAGATACTGGGCTGATAACCAGGTTTCTGTTACCATAACATTTGACCCGGAGACTGAAGGGCCACACATTGCAAATGCTCTAAACTACTATCAATATCGATTAAAGGGAGTCAGCTTCCTACCCCGATTAGCTAAGGGAGCATTTGCTCAGATGCCTTATGAAGAGATCACTGAAGAAGCCTATAATGAGCTTGCCAATAGGCTGAGTGACCTGGACTTCGATACAGTCAAAGGTAACAAAGCTGAGGTTGAAAGATTCTGTGATGGGGAGGCATGTGTGCTCTAATGGCTATATTAATCGGAATCTGTGGTAGTAAACAGCATGGAAAAGACACTGTAGCTGAGCTACTTATGCATGAATTTGAAGATCATAAGCTGTGGCCCATTCGGAGGGCCATGGCAGACCCTCTAAAAGAGGAAGTAGCTCATTACCTTTCACCAATAATGGGTATCGATGAAGTTGAACTTCTCAGACAGATGAACACTACTGGTGAAAAAGAACGATTCAGACTTATTATGCAGTGGTGGGGTTCTGAGTTCCGAAGAGCTGATGACTCTTACTACTGGATAAAGAAAATGGTAGAATGGCTGAAAAACTATACCTACCCAAAAGATAATATGGTTATAATGATACCAGACACCCGATTCATAAATGAGTTACGCTTTGTGCAAGCTCAAGGTGGGTATCTGATAAAAGTAGTTCGTCCGGGATTTGAAACCACAGATAATCATTCCTCTGAACAGGAATGGCAGAGTTTCCAGGATTGGAACTATGTTATAATCAATGATGGCACTATCGATCAATTGAAAGCTAAAGTAAGAACTATCTACTATGAACTTGGGAATATGTAAATGAAAGTAATTCTTCCTTACAATATACTGGTTCTTTGTGCTGGGGACTTCTTTGTTGAAGGTCTTAAAGCTGGTGATGTTGTTCGTGGATACTACTATAATGAAAAGAAGTATGTCACATTTCCCCTGCTTTCAGTTACAAAAGTGGGAGAAGTTCCTATTGTAAATCTGGTAGCAAAAGACCTAAAACCAATAACTCTAAGTGATAGAACAAAGGTCTTAACTATGGGTGGGCCAACTGAATGTTACAAAGCTATATTTCTTATGAGTATATGCCAGACTAACCCAAAACAGGTTAATATTCATACTATAACCAGTAGGCTTGAAACTAAAGAAACAGTAGAGTGCTATGAATTAGAATGGGAAGGCCAGAATAATTTCTTATGGGCAGAAGGTATATTAGTTGGAAGCTAAAGATATTATTGCAAAACTTGTTAAGATGTTTCTCCATAACCCAACTGGTGCAAAAACTCTGGCTGATAAACTTGGTATATGGGAACAATTAAGCTCTACTGTACTTAAACCAATTCATATGAGACTTTGTAGAATGGATGTGAACTGGTTTATTGAGTATGTATCTCAAGACCCGGAAACTCTACTTTATCTAAAACAACAGAATTTCCATAAAGTATGGCAGAAAATGATATCAGACTTCGATAGAGTTCTGATAGCTGCTCCCAGAGGCCATGGTAAGTCAGTTCAACTTGTAGGTAGACTTGTCTGGGAACTTGGTAACAATCATAACCTCAGAATAAAGATCATTGGTTCCTCTGATGACAAGTCTAAAGAAATTCTGGGTCTTGCCCGAGAGCTTATATCCAAGTCTGAAAGAGTCAAAGAGGTATTCCCTGATCTGATAGTTGACTATGATCGTGGAGATACCCAGACTAAGTTTTTCGTTGTTCGTGACATACCACAGAGAGACCCCTCAGTTGAAGCTTCTGGTGTTTTATCAACTGGAGCTGGAGGTCGTGCTGACCTGTTGGTTTGTGATGACGTAGTTGACCTCAAGAACTCAGTTATTAACCCAGCTCAGAGAGAACAGGTCATTAAGGCTATTAAAGAAACCTGGTTCTCATTGGTCTCTTCCACAGGAAAAATTGTATGGATTTGCACTCCTTATCATATTGCAGATTGTACACATGACCTGAAAAATACTGGAGCTTTCCACATATGGTGGACACCTGCTATTCGATATCAAATTGAATATGATGAATCAGGTAATACTGTAATTGACCCTCTTACTGGGAATGCTAAAGTTGAAAAGACAATCCTCTGGCCCGATAAATGGAGTGAGGAAAAGCTTGATTCCCGGAGACAGGAACTTGGAGAACGTGCATTCACCAGACAGTATCTACTGGATGCCATGTCTGATGAGGAAAGAACATTCCCTGAGTATGCATTGGCCCGAAGTTTCGATGTTATGTTGGCAGACATAGGTGATGGTATCCGGGATAACTGGCCCACCTATGGTGGAGTTGACCTTGCTTCAGCTCTGGGTAAGAAAAATGCATATTCAGTTGTATGGACTATAGCTAAATGTCCTGAAAATGGTAAACTGTATCTGAAAGAACTATGGAGACAGAGGATACAGTTCAATGGAATCATGGATGAGGTAAAGAATCAGTGTAAAAGACATAAGTGGAGACTTGCTTATGTTGAGAACAATGCTTTCCAGCAAGCAGTTATTGATGCCCTGGAAAAAGAGGATAAGTCTTTACCAATTGCAGGTTTTACAACTGGAGCTTACAATAAAAAACATGAGGAAGTTGGCTTACCGGGACTGAATATTGCCTTTGAAAAAGGTTACTTTGCTATCCCAGCAGCTAAGTTCCCATTAGCAGCAGATGATACAAGCCTACTGGCTATATTTATGGGAGAACTTAGAGCACATCCAGGTGGAGAGTTCTCAGATACGATCATGGCTCTATGGTTTGCATATAGAGCAGCTATCGAATGTGGTAGTGACTTTGAAGATGCCTATGCCGAAGCTGTTGCAGCAGCATAATTAAGGACAGGATTACAATGGGACTATTTAACTTTACAGATAATGGAAAAGGCCGAACTCCAGCTCCATCTTGGGCAAGAAAGATCGGTAAGTCTCTTGCTAGTCTATTCGATATTAATACAGGTAGACAGCCTGTTGCATGGATAGGTAACAAAGAGACTGTTACAGATAGCAATGCAAGCACAGGTAGCTCTATACTTATGCCTGATCTCTGGAAAGTATTCAATGATCGAAGAAGTGTCTACCAGGATATTGAAAGAATGATTGCTGAGGATGAGCTTGTTGCCACAGCTATAGATATTGTAGCTGATAGGTGTATCGGTAATGCCGATGCCCGACAATCATTCAAAAAGACTCCTAAGAGGACTGCATTTGCTGTTTCTTCAGACAATACCAGGGTTAAGAAAATCCTGGATGATCTAAACAGAAGACTTGACATTGAAGAGGAAATTTGGCAGATCATCCATGAGTTTTACCCACATGGAAACTGCTTCCGGGAAGTGCTAATCGATAAGCAGTTAATGAAAGTTAAGGGTTTCAAACAGACTATCTCATACCAGATTTGGCCCAAGACTAATGACCATGGAGATAAGCTACCAGGATGGTTGGTTGTAACCGATAAGGATGTAACCAGTCAAGGTGGAAAAGAGCTTGAGGAATGGCAGATCATTTCATTTGTCTATGGTGCCAAAAAAGGGTTCCTATCAGTTGCACCTTTGGCAGCAGCTAGGAAAAACTGGCAAAGACTTTCCAAGATGGAAGACGGTATGGCTGTTGCCCGTCTTGTTCGTGCATATGACAAGATAGTACACAGAATCCCGATTAAGACGGAATGGACTCGGGATGAAATTATGTCTACTATCAAACGATATAAGGATGCTATCACAAAGAGAAAACTTCAAGCATCAGATGGGTCTCTTTTGAATACTGATAACCCTCTGGATGTTCAGACAGACTTTTACCTCCCAGATGATGGGTCTGGTAAAGGTGGAGTTGCAATGCTCTCAGCCAACAACATTCAATTAGGTAATCTTAACGATGTACAGTATCACAGGGAAAAATTGGTCTGTAGGTTAAAAGTCCCGATCAGCTACTTACAGTTAATGACGGCCCAGAAGACACATGTCAGTGGAAGTGGGATGACTGATGCTGATATAGCATTTGCTTATACCCTCCAGCGTGTTCAGGGCACCCTTGTTAAGGGTCTTGAACGTTTGTATGACCTGGAACTCATGCTCAATGGCATAGCTCCTGAAGAAGGCCTCTATTCAATAGAGTTAGCTCCTATATCCACACAGGATAGAGTTGAGGATGCCAACATTGAATTGACCTATGCTCAGGCAGCAGTTTACTTTGTAGAAGCCTTTGGAGCACTTCCTCCAGAGCTTATTGCTGACAAATTCATGCAACTCAACCATGAGCAACAGGATATGATGACTAAGTTCCTGACTGGGGATTCTAAAAAGATATGGTCAGCAAAGATCAAAACCATTGAAAATGGAGCTATTGTTCCTAAAGCTCCTGCTGTTGCTGGTAAACCCTCCGGGAGTGGCAATCAGAATAAAACCAGAGCTTCCAGGAGTTCTGAACAAGTGGGTAAAAAGCAGAGTGTTAGCTTAGATTCACTGGTAGATATCATGTATGCAGTATATAACGATATCTCTAATGACATGCGTGAAGAGGGCCAAGATATACCCTCATTTAATGCTGCTGATCGTTTAGAGATCAGGCAGAACATTATAGACCAAATGACAGATAGTGGAGAACTTGAAGTTATAGCTTAAAGAGGAGGCAACTTGATTAAGCTGATATCAATGGATTGCATTGAAGGACTTTACAGACTAACTGAAAATAGTTATGATGTAATTGTTACCTCACCCCCATACAACCTGGGCATAGATTATAGTTGTAGCTATGATGATTCTATGCCCAGAGCAGACTACCTGAAGTGGATTCATGAAGTTTGCACTGCTATGTTTTATGCTTTATCGGATTCCGGGTCATTATTCCTAAATGTAGGTTCCAAACCCACTGACCCATGTATCCCATTCGATGTATTAGGTATGATGCTGACTAAGTTCAAGTTGCAAAATACTTTTCATTGGATAAAAAGCATCTCAGTAGATGATAAAAGCTATGGACACTACAAACCGATAAACAGTCCTCGGTTTGTAAATGATTGTCATGAGTATGTATTTCACCTGACTAAAAAAGGTGATGTGCCTCTCGATAGACTAGCAATAGGAGTTCCTTATGCTGATAAGTCTAATGAGAAAAGATGGGATACCGGGTCAACATTAAGGTGCCGGGGCAATAACTGGTATATTCCATATCAG